AAGATACTGTAAGTGACAGATTGATCGTAGAAACGCATATTTATCAACCGTTCCAGTTTACATCGGAAGCTTATCCGAATGTTACAACGTGGAATTCGACAACGCTTGACCAGTACATCAACAACATCTACAATCAATTTACGAAAAATGGCGTTCCGGTGATCGTCGGCGAATTTGGCTGTGCGGATAAGGGCAATATGGATCAGATCATTTCCTGGGCAAAATATTATGTGGAGAGCTGCACAGCGAAAGGCATTCCATGTATTTACTGGGATAACGGTTCTCAGTATAAGATATTCAATCGCCGCACACTGAAGGTTGCAGAACCGGAGTTGCTGAAAACCATGGTTGCGGCATCGAAGGGACAAAGCTATACACCGGATACCACAGTTAAGGGTGATGTGAACGGTGACGGAATATTTAACATCGGTGATATTGTGGTATTTCAGAAATGGCTGCTCGCCGTACCGGATACCACATTGGCGAATTGGAAAGCAGCCGACCTTCTGGCTGATGAAAAGTTAATGTATTTGATTTGTGTCTGATGAAACAACTGCTTATCAGTGAAGAAAATATCTGTGCCAATGAGGACAAGTGGACGAGTTGGGTGGATACCTCAGTTGGTGCTGACGGTGAAATGTCTTACATTCCGAACGGCGTAAAAATGCAGGTCAACGCAGGCGGTGATTTTGAATGGAATGCACAGATGTTCTATGATGGAATCACGCTGGAACAGGGGACAAAATACAGAATTTCGTTTGACTATCAGGCAGATTCTGACCAGTCTACTTCTTTCCATGTGATGCAGGGACATGATGATTATCTCCCATATTTCAGCGATACGCTAAAGTGGACAACAACGAAACAGCATTACGAAGGAACATTTTCATACACAAGTGCAACAGACAATTTGTGCCGAGTTGGATTTAATCTGGGCGGCAGTGGCGTGAAAGTGCCGTTCTCGGCAGAGATCACAAATCTTCGATTGGTGAAACTGTCGGACAGCAGTTTTGATCCGACTCCGCCGACAACAACATCGGCAGTCACTGATACGCCGGCAACAACAACGACAGTAACCACAACCGTTTCTGGCGGAAAAACCGATATTGATCAAAATGCAGATATGGTAGCAGATCTGCGAAACGGAATCAGTTCCTACTTTTTCCCATCAGGACCGTGGACAAATGGCGGTGTATTTGATTGCGGATGGACTTCCTCCAATATCAAATTTACAGATGCTATGGAAATCACAATCACAGATGACCCTTCCAGAACATATCACTATCTCAGCGGTGAATATCGTACAAGAAACAAGTACGGATATGGATACTACGAATGCTCTATGATGCCGATCAAGGCGGACGGCGTTGACACCGGTTTCTTCATGTACACAGGACCTTCGGACAATGATCCGTGGGATGAGATTGATTTTGAATTTCTGGGATACGATACCACAAAGGTACAGCTGAACTACTATACTGATGGTGTTGGCGGACATGAATATATGCTGGATCTGGGATTTGATGCATCTGAGGGATATCATACCTATGGTTTTGACTGGCAGCCGGATTGTATCACATGGTACGTGGATGGCGTGGCAAGATATTCTGCAACAGAAAATCTTCCGACCAATCCGGGAAGGATTATGGTGAATGCGTGGCCGGGAATTGATGTAGATGAATGGTTAAAGCCATTCCAGGGTAACGTTCCGCTCACAGCAAAATATCAGTGGATCACTTGGTCGAAAAACAAATAAATAGAGAAACGAGGAGAATGCTTTAAAAGTGATTTCAACATTTGAAAATGCTTTTTACATCTCCACCACATTCTTCGTCATTCGATAAATCTCCAGTCGTGACAGTGCTTTCGGACTATTATTGGTCTGATTCACTGTGCGGCTGTTGTCGTTTTGGTAGTAATTATTGAAATCGTGGAAGAAATGCTGTTCCAGACGGAAGATACAGTATTTCGGATAGCGTTTACCACACTTGAAACCGTACCGCTGATCGCATTCCATACACTCGAAATGATGGAATGAATCGTGTTCATCACACTAAATCGTTGAGATCGTGGTATAAATGGCATTCCATACCGTTTCAAAGAACGTTTTAATGCCCTCAAGCAACGGTGTAAGGAAAGCAACGATCGCATTCCAGATAGTCTGTATCTTTTCCGAGATCCAGTCCATCACATTGCCGATAATGATGTGAATCGCCTGAAAAATCGTTTCAAACAGATACTTGAATGCCTCCAACAGCGGAGAAATAAAATTGTAAATAGCATTCCAGATGCTTGAGATTGTGTCATAAATGGTCGTGCAGGCAGTTGAAATAACCGTCCATATTGCATTGAAAATAGTGGCGAAGAAGTCGTGGATACTTGTCAGAATTCCAGCAAAAAAGTCGTAGACAGAAGTGAAAATCGTAACTGCTGTGGTATAGATTGCAGTTGCTATTGTGGTAAAGAATGTAGAAATTGCATTCCAGATGTTTGTGAAAAAGTCAGCGACAGACTGAAAAGCAGAACAGATGCTGTCCCAGATGCCAACGAAAAAGTCCTTGATGCTTGTCCACACTACATTCCATGATGTTCCGAACCAACCGAGAAATACATCTGCCACGCCTCTCAGCGTATTGAGAATGTTGCTGAACTGATTGACGACAAAATCCCAGATAGCCGTAAAAATGCCCTTGATGCCATTCCAGCACTGTTCCCAGTTGCCTGAAAACAAGCCGATGAATACATCAAGAACGCTCAGAATGGTATCCGTCACAAAGGTGAAAATATCCGAAATATGCTGAAAAACACCCTCAAATACAGGAGCAAGCACATTGCATAAACCGTTCCACAGAGATTTCAGCATATCGCCGAAACTTTGAAAATTAAAACCTAACGCATTTACTCTGTCAACAATTCCAGATGTCAGTCGTTCAAAGGTACTCTTTATCTGTTCCCAGATGGAAAGAATGCTGTTTTTGAAATTCTCGTTGGTGTTCCAGAGATGCACAAAAGCAGCTACCAGCATAGCAATTACCGCAACAACCGCAACGACAGGAGCGGAAATACTGCCGATCGCCGCACCAAGAGTAGAAAAGGCTGTCTTTGCACCTGCGATCATGGTCGGAATTTTTAAAATGAAAGTCATCATACTTCCGATAGAAGAGATGGTTTTTCCCACTACAATCAAAAGAGGACCAAGAGCCGCAGCCATCAGTCCGATTTTGAGAATGGTTTGTTTTGTTGCAGGGTCAAGAGCGTTCAGCTTGTCCACGAATCCCTGTATTTTGGTGATAATCTCACGAATGACAGGCATCAGGATCTCACCGAAAGAGATCGCCAGTTCTTCCAGTTGGGACTTCAAAATGGTAAGCTGTCCTGCAAGATTATCTTGCATCGTTTCCGCCATTTGTAAAGATGTGCCGCCACAGTTTGCAATTGCACCAGACAGCTTATCAATATCCGCAGGAGCAGCATTCATCAGAGCGAGAAAGCCGGACATGGCATTTTTGCCCACAAGAGATTCTGCGGCACTTGCTTTTTCAGATTCCGACATCTGGTCAAATGCAACTCTGCAATCTGCTAAAATATCAGAAAGGCTACGCATAGAGCCATCTGAATTGGAGGTTGCGATCTCCATTTCTCCAAATGCAGCAGAGCAGAATTTTACATCACCGGATAATGCTGTCATAATGGAACGCATGGAAGTACCGGACTGTGTGGACTTGATACCTGCGTTTGCCATTAAGCCTAAAGCTTCAGCGGTATCTTCACAAGAGAAACCCAAAGCACCTGCGATCGGAGCACAGTATTTGAAGGATTCACCAAGCATGGATACATTGATATTTGCGTTACTTGATGCCGCCGCTAAGACATCAGCAAAATGACTGCTGTCTGATGCAGTTAAACCGAATGCCGTAAGTGCATTGGTGACAATATCGGAGGTTGTCGCAAGGTCTTCACCACTGGCGACAGCAAGGTTCATAATGCCATCAATACCCGACAGCATATCATTTGTTTTCCATCCTACCATCGCCATATAGTTCATGGCTTCGGCGGCTTCACTTGCGGAAAATTTTGTTTTACTGCCCATTTCACGGGCTTTATCTCGCAAAGCCTGTAGATCATCGCCTGTTGCACCGGAAACAGCGGCAACTTTCGACATTGCAGAATCAAAGTCGGAGGCGGTTTTCACAGCGGCAGTTCCAAGAGCAGTGATCCCTGCAGTAATTGGCAGAAGTTTTTCTCCTGCACCGGATATTTTACCGCCGACATTTTGAAAAACTTCTCCTGCATCGCCGATTTTCTGTAAGGCAGAGCCTGCATTTTTCGCCTCTGTTTCCAAGCGTTTCAATTCGTTCTCTGTTTCAACAATTTCACGCTGTAGGGCATCATATTGCTGTTGTGTGATCTCACCGTTTGCAAGAGCCGTATTTGCCTGTTCTGCGGCAGTTTTCAGCGTTGCAAGCTTTTCCTTCGTTGCAGAAATGCTGTCGGCAAGTAATTTCTGTTTCTGAGAAAGTAACTCTGTATTTTTCGGGTCAAGTTTCAGAAGTTTCTCTACGTCTTTCAGCTGTGTCTGAGTGTTTCGTATACTCTTATTGACACCTTCCAGAGCCTTGGAAAGTTTGGTGGTATCACCGCCAATTTCAACAGTGATGCCTTTGATTCTGTTTGCCACTGTGGTTCACCTCACTTTTTTCGAAAAATAGGTTGAATTTATCTTAACTTTATGATATAATAAATACGAAGGAGATGTTCGTATGAACATTGATACAAACACAATTTTTTCCATGACTGATGCAAACCAGAATTTTTCTATGGTTGCCAGAACGGTTGACCGGTATGGTACAGCGATAATTTTCAAGAACAATAAGCCACGTTATGAAATAAGGGTATTTGATGATGCTGAAACAGATGAAACTGCATCTGACGAAGAAGTACGGGATATTTCAGAAAAATTGCTGAAAAGAAATGCTGCTGTATATAAGGAGCTTGCAAAATGATTCGCCTGACAAAGCAACAAATTATAGAACTTCATAAAGATGTCATTGCTCAGTCAGGTGGATCTCCTGAAATCCGTGATGAGGGCTTGCTGGAATCGGCTTTGAATGCTCCATTTCAAACATTTGCAGGAATGGAACTATATCCCGACAATCATTGATAAAGCAGCACATTTAGGATACAGCTTGATTAAAAATCACGCATTTGTTGACGGAAACAAGAGAATCGGAACGCATGCAATGCTTGCTTTCCTGATGTTAAATGGAATTGATGTTGATTATGAAGAGGAAGAATTGATACGGTTGATTCTTGGTGTAGCTGCCGGAGAAATATCTTCTGAACAGTTATTGGCTTGGTTACAAGCACACATCTATTAAGTCAAAACGCATCAAAATCAGCCTGTCCAGCAACCTCATTCCAGCCTTGATAATCATCATTTTCCAGTTCTGTAAACATATCATTTATCAAACCAATTGTCAACAGATCCAGCTCGGTCATCGAAAGACCGAGCTGTTTGCATCTTAACAGAAATAGTGGAGTAGTCATCGGTCGGTCAGTCTGGCGATGTTTTTTTTAGATTCTATCTGTGTTGCTGTGTTAAGCCCCCACAACTCGATCAGCTGAGGAAGGATCTCATAAATAGAGAATGTATTAAACTGTTCCAGAAAATCATCTGGGTTATCAGGAACATTGTCTGGGTCTGCGTGTTTTGCCATGATGTAAGCGATATTTTCAAAAACCTCAAGGCTTTCAATGCCAATCTCACTTTTGTTTTCATCGCCCTCAGTGACTTCGGTTTTCAGTGCTGAAAAGTCCTTGTAAATATCTCTGCGGAACTTCAGACGATACAAACGTGGCACAGCGGCACTCGCCTTGAAAGGCACTTCAATAGCATCGATCATAATCATTTTCTTGATTGCCATAGCAATACCCCCTTATGATGTTTTAGTGGAAGATTTCACGGTCGTATCAGGGTTATACGGCATCTTGAACCAGTTGTTGTAAACTGCATCTGTTGTACTTTCCGTTGTTTTGGATTTTACAAGACCTGTCGGCAAAGGAGTCGCCTTCAGCGACAGATTTTCCGTCTTGACTTCTGTGCTTTCTTCAGTAGTTGCAGATTCCGTTGCAGGACGGGAAGCACTGCAGCAGTACATCACATGACGGATATGGTGCTTATCGCCCAAAAATTCAAACATCAGTGCAAACTGTGCAAGTTCCGTATCATTCTTTTCTACCAGAACGCCGTTATTATCCAGAATCTCGCCTAAAATTTCAGTCGCAAATTCTGTGGTGATGAGGGCAATTTCAAGGTCACCTGTATATCCTGCATTGTTGTTGATGACGTAGTAGACCCCGTTATCCGCAAAAAAACTCTCGGACTCGCCATTTGCATCGATAGACAGCGATACAGCACCAGGAAGATGCTTTGACGGACCGTATGCAGGAACAGTTTTGTTGCCGTCAGTATCTTCGCCCCATTCATTGATTTTCGCCCAGTAGACGTTCTGCAAACCAAATTTAACCTTGTTTTTCTTGTTTGCCATAGCTATACCAGCCTCCTTTAACGGTCTTGAAAATCGTCCGAAACTGAGATTTCTGGGGTTTGATGAGCCGTACAAACAATGCCGTATTGGTGACATCTATGCGGAGAGAAGCCAGCGCGGAGCAACCGACATGGAATTACTATCTGTCACAATGAACGATGGTGTCATGCCTCGCTCTGAGATTGAAGGCAAGGACAATTCCAATGAAGATAAGCAACTATAAGATCGTTCGCAAGGGTGATATGGTCTACAATTCTATGCGGATGTGGCAAGGTGCAAATGGTATTTCTCCGTGTGACGGTATTGTCAGTCCTGCTTATACAGTTCTCATGTCCAAGCAGGAGATCAACAATGGCTATTTTGCAGCACTCTTCAAAAGTTCAAACTTAATCAATGTGTTTAGAAAAAACTCTCAGGGCATGACATCAGATACATGGAATTTGAAATATCCTCAGATAGAAACTATTAAGGTGCGGATTCCCTCTATTTCTGAGCAGGATAAGGTATCAGAAATATTCCGAATCCTTGATGAAAGAATAGCTGCACAATCTCGGTTGATCGATAGTCTCAAGAAGTATAAAAGAGGTGTCATTCAACAGGCATTTTCTTCTGGAAGAAAGAACGACCATTCGAGCTTTCCCAAGTGAACACTTTCATGCTTCGGAGACTATTTTACGGAACAATCAATAAGAACAGCAAACAGTGCTTCAACACCTTTAGTTAGTCTCACCGTTGAAGATGGAGTAACCCCAAAAACAGAGCGTTATTGCCGCGAGTTTCTTGTTACTAAAGACGGAGATAACTATAAAGCTATCAAACCTGGTTGGTTTGCATATAATCCTATGAATGCACATCTTGGTGCAATCGCTCCAAATCATCTTGGCTACACAGCGGCTGTTTCAGGGTATTATAATATCTTCTCAGTAAATAAAGAAGAAACAATTTGTTTTTGGGAGGAATACCTGACATCTTACCCGCTGCTTATTCACTATAAACTGATTGCAACAGGATCGCTTATTGAAAAGCAGCGAGTACATTATTCTCAGTTTGTGAAAATATGTCGGTACTTACCATCGGTGGAGGAGCAAAAATACTTATCAAAAATGTTTGAGGCATTAAACGCTAAAATAGCGAATACCGAAAGAATGCAAAGTCAACTGGCAAAATTGCAAGCCTATCTTATGCAACAGCTTTTTATATAAAGAGCTGTTGCAGCAGGCCATGTCTAAGCTTATCAAGTGTTTCTTTTTGGTGCTATACTAAAAAAGTGGACAGCAAAAAGCGAAAGATGGTATAATAATAAAAAAAGGAGAGAAACACATGG